CATTAATCACCATATCAAGTGTACCATTAGTAGCGAATCCAAGTGTGTTTGTACCACTTAAATACATTCCATTAGTAGGTATTGTGCTTGATGTAGGAATGAAACTATTAGCAGTTAATGCACCAAAAATAGTAGCAGCAGTAGTTGATGAATTACCAATTACTGTTGTGTTTGAACCTAAGCCCGTAGCTCCATGTCCTATTACTATTTGATTAGTTTGATTGTCTGCTAAAGCTTTTGTAAATGAACCTATAAATATAGAACTATTAGAAATTGTCATAGCAGTTGCACCATCTGCAATATTACGACCTGCGTTTGAACCAATTGCTGTATTATTATCACTGCCACTTACAATATTTCGTAAAGCTGTTGAACCATAAGCCGTATTATGAGATGATGTTGTATTTAATTGCAATGAAAATACGCCCATCCCTGTATTATTGACACCTGTTGTATTAGCACTTAAAACATTTAATCCTACTCTTGTATTAGTTGCTTGAGAACCTCCGCCTAATCCTATACTTATTGTATTTACTAATATATCAGCCGTAGTAGTTAGTCCCCCCTGTACCCTTGCATTGCCATTTACATCTAAAGCAAAAGCAGATGTTGTAGTTGTGCCAATAAGTAACTGACCTGCCATATAGTTAGCAGCAGTACCATCCATAAATAGATTCCAACGATTAGTACCGCTTGGAATTAAACCTCTAAATCCGTAGTTGTTTGCTGCACCTGTCATATTACTATTTACAACAAATCCTTCTTGTATTGTAATACTTGAACCTGCACCTATTGAAGTTTGGTCTGCGAAAAAATGAGTAAAGGAAGTTAATGTAAATGTAGCAGCAGCAGTTCTTGTCCCAGAACGATAATTATAAATATTAGAAGTTACATCACTTTGAACTGCTCCATCATTTAAAACTGAATTTATAGCAGTTGCACCTGTTAAGTTTTTACCTATTCTTATAGTTGTAGTACCTAAAGTATTTGTACCAACTTGTAAACCACCATTTGAAATTGTAGTATTTGAACCTAAAGTTATTAAAGTACCACTATCACTTACATTAGAATTACCTATTGTAGAAGCACCTGTGAACTTAGGTAAAGTGTTTGTTGTACCTGTACCTGTTATTGGGTTAGTTAAAACCCCTTGATATTGTGGTATGTTTAAAGTAGCACCAACTAAAGTAGCTGCTCCGCTTGTACCTGTTGTAGTTAATGTAATAGCGTTTTGCTTTGCGTTCCAAGTAGCTGCACTTGCTATGTAAGCATCTGCTAAATCGGTTGTTAAATGTAATTCATCAAGTAAAGTAACACCGCCAGTAATACTTGCAGCGTTGCCACTACCGCTTGTCTTAACAACAGTTAAAGCCTCACCATTGCCACCCTTAGTGATTGATGCAGCTACACCGCTTCCGCTTACGTGATTTATTACTAAATCAGCAGCAGTTAAACTATGTGTGCCTAAGTTGACATTTGTTGTCGCACCAGTGTAAGGAACAAAACCTGTTAAAGAAGGAAAAGTAGCTAAACTACCATCACCTCTTACATATTCTAAGGTTGTACCTGCTCCTGTTACTGAAAGCGTTCCATTAGCCGTTAAAGGACTATTAGCGACACTAAAAGCACTTGGCATAGATAACCCTACCGAAGTCAATCCTGTGTCTGTATCAGTCCAAGAAGCGGTAACAGAGCCACCATCTTGTTGGTTAAGCGTTAATGTCTTTGTAGCAGTTCCAGTAACGGAAGCACTTACAATAGAATCATTATAAGCAGTATTCCAATTAGCAGTATTATCGCTTAAATAAGTTATAGTTCCAGCAGTTGATTTAACTATACCTGTACCATTTAAATCATCTTGCTTTGCGTCAAGAGCTGCTTGTGTAGGTATAACATACCCTGCACCTAATCCAACGGCTAATGTACCAGAAGTAGTAATTGGATTACCACTTATAGTAAGTCCTGTTGGAACACTCATATCTACACTCGTAACTGTACCTGCAAAACTTTCAGTAGCATTTACCCAAGTAGTTCCATTATACCTTAAAACTTGACCATTTGATGGAGTTGAGATAGTTACATCGCCTAATTGAGTTAAGTTGTAATCGCCTTCTTGAGCTACTACGTTACCTGTCCTACCGAATACAGAGTAAACCCCTGTAGGCAAAGGATAAGCCCCTGATGGAGCTTCAATTACAACTACTTCTTCAGTTACATTTATTTCTACTATGTCTTGATTTATGGTTATCTCTGTACTCATTATAATTTGGTTATGTCTTCGTAAACAATAAAGTTACCCCAGATATAGGTCTTTTCGTTGCCATTAGGGAACAATACAACCATGTCATATACATAAGTCCCAGCAGCTATACTGACCTGCTTGTTAACTGTGATCTGATTGTTATTTACACCACCCACAGTAATACCACCACCTGCAAGTTCAGTTAAGGTCAACTCAGCATTATCGCTATTAGGCTTCTTACGCACTTGTATTTCTACCTCAGCACCCACTAAACTAATAGGTACTTCATTGGCAGTCAATAAGAATACTTGACTCCAAGTATCATTTCTCCATATCTGTATATTGTAATTCGCTGGTCTAAAGTCAGCATTTGTTTGAGCACAAGCCATTATCTATAATTTTTACAAATTTACTTAATTATTCGTTCCTATTAAATTAGCCTTATTTTAACAAGTTCCATCTTCAGCCGATATTATACAATAAGTCGTATTATCTACATAAACACCATAAAAGACCATTGTATTATTCCCAACATTTGTATCTTGACAATATACTGTTGATGTACTATCTGTAAATGTTATTCTTTGACCTGTTGATGATGCACCATAGTAAATAGTCATATCATAATAACCAGGTATAGTTACCCCTAGAGGTACTTTTAAAGTAGTTCCATTACCTGTTGTATTAGGTAATAAACCACTCCAAACCTGCATTAAAGTTGCACCAATATATACGTTTGCTATTTCAATATCCAAAGAGGAGTTGACAATTTCAATGTAAGTTGGTGTACCTGCATTAGCTGACATTATTATTCCTTGTTTTACTAACTTCATTATGGTTGAATATTACCGATTAAATACCATTCATTTGTATCTCTTTTGATTAAAGTAGCACCTGTGTATTGGTCGCCAATACGTGTACTAAAATCTTTGCTTCTAAAGGTTACACCACTTGCAGCTACTATTGTAGTATTACCTGCTCCGTATTGCATAACAGTAATCTCAGTTCCAATAGGGAAAGCAACGCTTGAATTAGTAGGTACTGTAACTGTATTAGCACTACCTACGTTCATTTCTACAATCTTACTTGCATCAGCTAATACTAAAGTATAACTTGATGTTTGAGTATTATAAACATTATAATTTCTCAATAAACCATTTATATTAGTTGCTCCAGTAATAGTTCCACCACTAAAAGGGAAATAAGTACTTCCAGCAGATGATATAGTCAAATAAGTACTACTAGCATTTGATATAGTTAAATAAGTACTTGAAGCATTTGAAATAGTCAAATATGTACTTGATGCAGATGATGTAGTTAAATAAGTGCTATTATCATAGCTTATAGAAGTACCTGAAGCCTTTACAAATCCTGTTCCATTTAATTGTGGCTGCCCACCTAAACCTGCTAAAGTTTGGTCACCTGTGTTTGTTCCACTTGATGATCCGCTAAAGTTAGAAGAACTTAAACTTCCAGGAAATGATGTATTACCTGAACCATCTAAAAGTGTAGCAGTTCTTGTAAGTGTAGTAAATACACCTGTATATTGTCTTACATAAATAGGCTCTGTAGCATCATCAGCAGTTGCTATTTCTACATAACCTGAATTTGTACCTGTACCGCCTATTAATATTCTAAATTGGTCATTGTCAGCCATATTGCCTCTAACTAATTCAGCAGTATTTGTACCTGAAACTGTTTTTGAAACCGCAGCCGCAGTACCACTTGAAGTAATAAAACCATCAGGGTTAGATGCTAAATAATATGTTGAATTATCATAACTAATTGTAGTACCTGTTGCTTTAACAAATCCTGTCCCATTCAAGCCAACTTGTTTACTATTTAATTGGGTTTGTACAGAAGATGTTACGCCACTTAAATAACCTAATTCGGTAGATGTAGTTGTACTAACTACAACCTTGCCACTAGCATCTGAATTTAAAGCCCTAGAAACGGTTAAATTGCTTGTAGCTATGGTAGATGCTCCTCCAGTAATAGAAGCGACTGCTGCGGTGCTAAACAGCCCTAAAGTGCCATCACCTTTTATATAATCATTAGCGGTACCTGCACCAGCTATTGCTAAAGTACCTGCACCTGTAATTGGAGAACCTGTAATAGAAAAAGCAGCAGGAGCAGAAAGACCAACCGAAGTTACTGTACCTGTTCCACCACCAGCTCTTTGCCAAATAGTTCCTGAATAAATTACTGTGTTACCTGCAACGAATACTATACCATTCCAAGTACCACCTGTACTAACTAAGTAATAATCACCTGATGTTCCAACACCATCTACAATGTAAGGTGTATTAGTAGCAGCATTCCAAGTTCCCTTATAAGAAGAACCTAAAGTAGGTAACTGAGCAGATGGTACTTTACCATCAGTTCCTAAAGTAGCTACACCATTTGCAGTACCTAAAGGAACAGAGCTAACTACTCCAGCAGTTGCTGTTAATGCCCCAGTTAATGACTTTACCTTTAAATCCCCAGTTATTTGTAATTGATTACTCATGTTCTAATTTCTATTTAAAAATTGCTCTAATAAACTCATCAGCAGCCAATGCTCTAGCCGTTGCAAAGGTAATGACTCCTGTAGATGCGTTAAAGGTTACATTCTCACTTGTAGGCACTCCTGCAGTAGCAATACTTCTAACCTCAACTCCACCCCTTGAAACACTCACACAAATCTTACCAATAGCACCTGAGAAAGTCACAGTTGTTTCTCCACCAGCAGCAGTATAATCAAACATGACTACGCTAGAGCCTGTAACTACAACTCCTGTAGGAGTAACTTCAGTTCCTGATATTGTATAAGCTCCTGTACCTTGTAAAGACACGCTATATGTTGATGCCCCCTCAACAGGACCAGTCATATCTAAACTAACAATATTTACAAGACCTGTAAATACACTATAACCTAAAGTACCTGTACCATCACCATTATCATTGTTAATTTGGAACTTAACGACTATTTGCTCTTTTGCTCTTAGTTTAGTAAGTAAGGTTAAATAAGAATAATCAGTAAGGCAGATAAATCCATCAGCAGATATGCTCCAATTAATCTGAGAGCCTAAATACTCCTTAAATGAACTTGAGTTTGTAGTAGTAACTTCTACCTGATCTACACTTGTAGTAAATGTACAGTTTGTAGCTGCTGCAAAAGGAACTCCAACGGCAGTTGAAGTATTATATTGAAAAAGAAGTATATTAGTTCCGTTTATTACTGATGGCATTATTTCCTAGTATTTAAGTTTTTAAATATGTCTATGTCTATGGTTGTTCCGTTGTAGTTTATCTTCTTTAGTACTGACTCTTGGACTGCTTGTTTTAAATCCCACTTAAAAGATTTTAATAAATATGTATAAGTATTTACACCATCATAAGAATAAGTAAACTTACTATTTAACCAATAACCTATGGTCTTAAATTGACCTTCTATTATGGTTTGTGTTTGTACCTGATCAGTACCAATATCTTGAGCAACTAGAGTAAATAACTCTGTGCTTCCTGTAGCATTTCTGCCGAACTGATTAAAAAACCCACTATTATTACTTGTAGTGTACATGCCAACATAAGAAGACGCTGATACATCTTTAGGACTATTTGCAGCTCTTGCACCTGTGTCATTATTCTTAAATATGTCATTGTACATAAAGCCTAAAGCAAAATTATCACCTTCTTCTGGCTTAAATTGAGAATCCTTGCTACCTATTTCTCTGTATGAATCATAATTATAAATCTGTGATGAAGGACCAGTATTTTGTACTAAAAAATAGTATAATTCTAAAAATGGTCCAGTACCTGTTTCTAAGGGTCTTAAAACAACAACATCTATAGAACCATCAATAGGTACTAATATTTGCTTAGGGAATGCTACAGGGTAATCGTTAAGATATGTTACAGTTGTTGTAAACTCCCCTGTATTATCTAAATACTGAGCAGCAGAGTTATCAGAAGGTATAATTCTTACCCAATACCTAGCCGTACAATTATATTTATAATCTAACCATCTTACGTTTAAATAGTCGCCTATTTTAACATCATTATTAAATGACCTAAATGCTTTATTAGTTTCACCAGGACTTGTAGTAGAATCTGTTGTATATAGTCCACCATTCGTGGGATCAAGCTTACTTCCTATCATTCCTGTTTCAATCCATGCATCAGCATTATTTGTTCCTGACCAAGATAAAAACCATCCGTTAGCAACAAGTTGCTTTACGTTGTATATTGGGCTAAACTGAGTATAGGACTTTTGTGCTCTGTTAAAGCTAACCAATAATGATTGTCCTATTTGCTTATAGTTATTAGTTGCATCTATAGCAACCGTAGTTGTGTTTCCTACTGTTTGTGTAGACTGATATGTCCCTGCACTATTATAAACATAATAAGCAATGGTAGCTTCTCTAGTTAAAGCACCATAAGCAGTTAAATACCACTTATCTTCTTTGTAAAAGCATTCCCATCCAAACCTATTACATAAGTATTCTAATATGTCGTAGTAGTTTAAATACTCACCATATTGC